TAGTTTCAGGATTAAGGTTTAGTTCATCACACAGTCGGCACAGATACCAAAATACATCTCCGACTTCAGCTTCTGCTGCTGTGCGATCCCAAGAGTTATCTCGAATAAGTTTCTTTACTTTACCAGCAAACTCACCAGCTTCAGAACACAGACCAAGAGCAAGATATTCTAGAGCCTGTTTTTCTGGATAGATTGCTGTAGTACGGGTAAAAAATGTATAATCAGTTAGATTCATTTTTAATTAGTTCGATAAGAAGTTCAATTGAATGTTTTGCTTTTTCTAGGTCTTCAATTTGTTTAGCTACGTTGTCTTTCCATTTAAAAGGATACCGAGCAACATAAGAAATAACTTCTGATTGAAGATTGTTCAGGTTGTTCTCATAACAAAACTGATAAGGCTGAATCTTAAAGTGTTGATAATGCGATCCGCCTACTTGGCGGGAACTCGCTTTTACTTGTTCAGTCAAATTTCCTTCTTCCCAAAATTGTTTATTTTGTTCCCAATTATCCATATTTCTTTCTTAGATAGGAAAGGCTAATTGGGAGTTCGTCAAACGAACCATTCTTTACATCATGAAGCATCCAAATACCATTCCAGTGATTATTAGTCTGTGGATTCAGATAATCTTCATTGTGAAGGTAAAAAGACCCTGAAATAATTGCTGTCATGTTTGTCCCATCAGCACGCTGGCTGTACGCAATATCTCGCCCTTGTTGGTGGCCAGCAAAGCAAGACATGTGCTTTTTAGTTAGAATAGCCCGTGCAGAAACGCAAGGACGCCCAAGCTGACCAGAACTGAAATAGTGGGAATAGCACACACCATCCACCACCACAGGTTCGAGAAAGTCGTATACTTCCCAATCTTTGTACGGAAGATCATCAATAGAGATAAGTCCTTCCAACTTTCGATCATCGTTAATAGCACGTAGAATACGTTGTTCATGGTTACCAAGAGTCATCACTAGACGAGGCCGATAAATCTTCTCTTTGTTACGTCGTTGCTGGGCTTGAAGTTCTCGAATGGGATCAAGAAACATCCTCATTCCTTCCGCAGCGGCTTCAATATCAGCTTTGTAACTTCTTCCTTCAAAGGATTTCTTACCAACATCGTAAGAAGATAAGGAAGACATATCGGCAAAGTCTCCGATGCAAACAATTACATCAGGTTTCTTGGAGGCCGCATAGCGACCAGCCCAAGTAAGGTGATCTAATGGAACTCCCGGTTTTACTTGACAATCAGGTAGAACTAGGTGTTTTGTCATTTTTAGTGTAGTTTGTTTGAGTCATGGACTGGTTGTAGCATAAATTCATCTTCTTCTTCCGGAATTCCTGTAATCTCTTGCTGAGCATTTAGCTGAGATTCAAGATACATATGGAACAACGCTTCTTGGATTACTCGGAAGTTGTTCTCAATCTCTTGATATGATTCGTAGAACTCGTCGGATACTTCTAGTTCAGGATCAGTCAGATTGACCATCTCGTCTTCTAGAAAGAATAGGGGAGTGCGTTCTAGCACTAGATATAGTTTCTTACTCATTTTTATTGTTCTCCTGTGTTAACCATTCTTGAGGTATTTCTCCTCTGGTTTGTTGCCAGCACGCGGCCTCAAATCCGTTCTTCTTTGCCCACTCAAGGTAGGTAGTCTTAGACCCCCGTCGAACTTTGTTGTTCCCTTTTTGAAACAAAATATAGATTGTTTTGTCCGGGTTCTGTTCTTTTACAAGAAGCATCTTTTCAATTGTTTCTCGGTCAAGCTTACCTTTACTCTCGATAAATACTCCGTCTCGCACGGTCCAGTCTGGATTGTACGTTCGTTTTTTAGCTGGAACTACATAAGTTAGTTTATCTTGTTCGTATCCTAGTTCTGGGTACTTACGAGCAATTTCTTCCTCAAATTTTGATCTCAAGTTTTTTCCAATTTTTCTCCGGTTCTTTCAGAAGCCACAAGCAATCTGCTATATCGTGAAAAAGGTGTTCTCGTCCGTGATGGTTGTACAAATCCCAAACAAAGCGGAGTCCTTCTAGAAAATCTGTTTCACTATTGATTGTGTCTTCAATGTATTTAAACTTCTTTGGATAAGCTGGCCGGATTAGACCATCAAATCCTTGCACGTTATCTACTTTATCCCCAAGCACCATTTGATGAAGAAAGAATTGCTGGGCTTGGGTTTCAGTTACTTCGTAAAACTCTTTTTTATTATAGTTATAATGCGTTCCCGGAAACTGATTAAGGTCTTTATCAATATGAGCAATAAGTACCTTACTATTAGGTTCGCGGAACACTTCAATTCCGATATCGTCATCGGCTTCCTGATTTACTGACCAAACTGCTCCAAACTCTTTTTCAAGAAAACGCTTTGCTTCAGTTAGATGAACTGGTCTAGGAGTAGAAGCTCGATTAGCTTTGTACCAATCATAAGAAGTCTTTCTAAAGTTATCGGAGCCAGTAAGATAAAACTGAGTAAACTCACACTCAGGCAGTTCTCCAAGAACTTGTTGACAACTGTTGTACAGATCATCTAACACATTATCTAGAGGTTCATCATCTTTTCCCACTACAGCACGGTAAGCAAGAGTATCTGAATCAATTAAAACTTTATCAGGCATAAGCTAGTAAAGCCTTTGTTGATACGGGGAAAAGATTATCTAGGTTATACTTAATACCGTGAGCCACAAGACTGGTTTCATACTGACTGTGAGGATCGGTACGAAGCTTAACAACTCGTGCAAAAGCAGCTAGTGAACCACTCCAAATCCAAGTTGTGATCATTGATTGTGGAAGAATCATACGAACTTGTTCAGCACACGTTCCCATATTAATTAGATAATTATAAAGATTAAGATTGGCTTCCATTGTTTGTTTAATCCAAAGAGGATCATTATCATCTAGCTCTACTGGGTGTGCTGAACTTCCTTGCTTAACATTCTGTGCTTTAGCTCTCCACGTATCTGGAATATAAAACTCAGGTTCAGTATCAACATACCGACGAGATACCTCGTTCCAAGCAAGTCCAACTGTGTGCTTTTGAAGCTGTCGAGCAACGAAGATTGGAGCCTTAATTCTAAACTTTAGATAACAATGAGAGAACGGACTCCAGTGCTTGTGCTTGGCAAGATAATCAATAAGTTTAGAATCTTGCTCCTTGAGTCTATTGTAAGGAGGGAGTTTTCCTCCTGTAATGGGATCAGTTGGACAAAGAGCTTCAGATTCCCAAGCACTTTCTTTATCAAAGGAAACTCGTGCGGCATTTACTACTTCCAGATCAGAGCCTAGGTGATCTAGATATTCAACTGTTATTGGTGCTGTTTTCAAGATAATCCTTTAGTGGAGCGGGTAGAGGTAATCGAAACCTACTCTGCGCAGCTTGGAAGGCTGGCGACACACCTTGTGCTTACCCGCAAGGGGGTGCCTTTATGTTGACGGGGCGGCTCCCGTTGTGCTTCGGCCGAGTAACTCCCAACCCATCTCTCAACACTAGAGAGCACAATTTAAAAATCGATATCGTCGTCTTGTAGATCAGCAACTGATGCTGGAGCTTTTACTACATCTTCAGCACCAACATTAGTGTCAAAAACATATCCTTCGTACAGTCGTGCTACCTTAATAACATCTTCTGGTGAAGGGGGGGATTTAACACCTACTGACAGGGTCGCAACAGCATTTGCCAAAGAGCTTTGACGAACGATGTAAACTTGCTTCTTAGCCCGCTCTTCTGGAGTCTCAAAACCTCGTCCACCACTAGAAGCACTAGTGTTTGTTTGAGGTTTAGATGAGGCTTGAGCGGCGGAAACTGTAGAGGTGCTTCCCAGTTGTTCGGTGGTAATCCGTGCATCAGTCCAATCCCAATAGCCTGCGTTATTCTTTACAGCCGTAACTTCATATACTTGACCGGGAGTAGCTTCTTCTAGAATTTCTCCGGTACGTTTTTGAGCGCCAAAAACATTAATAGTTTTTGAACTCAGCTTGTTATTCTCGTCTCGAAAATCAACAGTCAGAGACTTATAAGAAGTACCTTTAGCGTTAGTCTTTAGTTCACTTGCAATAGCAACAATTTTAATTAGCAATGTATAGTTCCTTTGTAATGTCTTTCATATCTTTATAATTATACCCTATTTTTACTTCACCTGTCAAGGGTAAATCAAAATTTACACCAAAAATTTCTGAGAATCTTTTGGGGGTGTCTCGAACAGCTTGTAGAATGAT